CGGCCGAGGCATGGGAGGACGAAGCGCTGGCGAAGGTAAGCGCTGACGGCTTGATTGTGCGTGCGGGTGAGTATCAAGCGGGAACGTGCCCGGCGGGTGTGTTGGTGTTGCTGATGAGTGTCGACGTGCAGGATACCTGGCTGGAGGTGGTGGTAAAGGGCTACGGACGAGGTGATGAGAGCTGGCGAGTGTGGCATCAGAAGATCGAGGGAGACCCTGCGCAGAGCGACGTATGGGATCAGGTGTTGACGGTCTTGCGGACGGAGTTTCCGCGGGAAGGAGGCGGAACGATGCGTGTGCGGTTGTGTGCAGTGGACACTCAAGGGCATTACACGCCGGAGGCGTACAACTGGGCAAGGGAGAACACGAACGAGGGCGTGGTAGCAATCAAGGGCGCAAACAAGCGGGACGCGCCTGCATTGAGCAAGGGCAGCAAGATCGACGTGACATTCAGGGGCAAGACAATCAGCAACGGGCTTACGCTTTACATGGTGGGCGGCCATGGGTTAAAGCGAACGGTCTATAGCAGGTTGAAGATTGAGCAGCCAGGGCCCGGCTATGTGCATTTTGATGACGAGACGACAGAGGAGTACCTGGCAGGCTTGACGGCTGAGCGGTTGCAACCGCGTTACGTGAAAGGCTTTCAGGTGTTGGAGTGGCATTGCCCATCAGGTGCGCGGAATGAACCACTGGACTGCGAGGTCTACTGCCTGGCAATGCTGGAGTTGCTAAAGCGCCGCTACAACCGTGCGACGATGTGGGACCAACTGGAGCGGCTGTCGGAGGCCGCGGCGAGGGGGGGCTCCAAGGCGGCAACTGCGTCAGGAAAGACCGAAGGCAATGCATTTGCTGGTGTCAGTAGGTTCACGCGCTAAGATGGTTGCATGAGTGCCATCACCCTGGAGACCGCCCGAGCGCGGCTGACGCAGTACCTTGATGCGGAAGCTGCTGTTTTAAGTGGGCAACAGTACAGCTTTGGCCAGGGTGATGGCTTCCGGTCAATGAGACGAGCTGATTTGGCTGAAATCCGAAAAGGCATCGAATACTGGACACAGCAAGTAGAGAACTTGAGTATCAGCACTTCAGGTAATGGACGCCGATCAATTACACCGCGTCCGCTTTGGTGATGAGTAAGACTAAACGAAAACAAAAACCCGGCCCACCCGCTTTTGAGCCATTGGCAATGGTCGGATCAGGCCTGTCTCTTGGCACAAGTGACATTGCAAATCAACTTAGGTTTAGCAATTGGCGCCCATTTTCTTATGATGCCGATAGCGAAGCAGCATGGCAAACGGGTGATGAAAGAGCATTTTCGCGTGATCTTGTGCGAACTGCTCCGGTTGCAGCGGGCGCAATACAGACACGTTCTAGTAAAATCATTGGAACCGGTTTAACACTGCAAAGCAGGATCAACGCGGATGAGCTTGGATTGTCAGAAGACCAGGCATCAGAGTGGCAATCAAAAGCCGAAAGGCGTTTCCACATGTGGGCTCGATCAAGGTTTGCAGACGTAACACGCGAGTTGGATTTCTACGGGCTGCAAGGTTTAGCTCTGCGTTCGCATGATGAAAGCGGTGATGTGTTCTCGCTATTGGTAAACAAAAAACGCAGCAAATGGCCGTTTCGCTTGGCGATTCAACTAATAGAAGCCGATCGAGTTTGCAACCCAGACGGCAAAATGGATACTAATACCTTGGTGTCTGGGATTGAACGAGCGGCAGATGGTGAGCCAACAAGCATCCATCTAGCAAAATACCACCCTGGCAACGTAAAACATTACTCTGGTAATACATGGCAGCAAATACCATTCTATTCCGAATCAGGTAGGCGCAACGTGCTGCACTTGAAAAAGATGCACCGACCGGGGCAAACCCGTGGCCGCCCTTGCCTGGGGCCAATTATTGCAACACTGAAGCAGCTCACGCGATATAGCGATGCAGAAGTAGACGCGGCTGTCAATAGTGCAGCGCTAGCAGTGTTTGCTATGATGGATGGCACAGCATTTCAGGACATATATCACGATGAAATGAAGGAATTCTATGTGGCTCAAGCCGCAAAATATGACGGCGGGTTAAACAGTGGGAAGACCGTGCGGTTACTACCTGGTGAAACCATTACTTCTCCAACTCCGGGAAGACCTAATCCGCAGTTTGAAGGTTTCTTTGGGGCTATGCTTAACATGATAAGCATAGCCCTAAACATGCCGAAAGAAGTATTAACCAAGGCTTTTAATAGTAGCTATTCCGCCAGCAGGGCCGCATTACTGGATGCTTACCATACGTGGAAGATTGAACGTGTCTGGTTTGTGTCAAATTGGAGTCAGCCAATCTACGAGGAGTGGCTTGCTGACGCGGTTGCATTAGGGATTATTGTTGCCCCAGGCTTTTTCTCTGATCCATTTGTACGCGAAGCTTGGTGCGGTTCAAATTGGGGTGGCGATGGCCCTGGCGCCCTAGATCCGCTTAAAGAAGCACTTGCAGCAGAGAAGCGTATTGAGATTGGCATGACCACCCAAGCGGAGGAAACCGTCGCTTACGATGGTGGTGACTGGGAGGAGAAGACCCGCCAACGATCGCGGGAAGTACGGGTAAGGCGCGAGAGTGGTCTAATGCTTGAAGCACAACCAGTGGCCCCTCAGCCCGATCCTCTTGATCCTCTTGAGTAGGATGACGAGTACGAGGATGGCTCTATGCTTGACCAATCCGCTACCGTAAGGTCATGACTATTCTTGATGTCTTAAACGCCCCATGGGCAATTTTGCCCCACCACCTGGAGCAGATCCACGGGATACACGCGGCATGGGCAAGAGGAGAGACGGTAGACGTTGCGGCAGTGGAAGCGAAGATTGGCCGCCCACTGGTGAATGATCCGCAGGGTTACAGGGTGCAGGATGGCGCGGCGTTGATCCCTATGCGCGGTGTGATGGCGCCACGCATGAACATGATGACTCAGACCAGTGGCGGCACAAGCACGGAACTGTTTGTGCGAGATGTGCGGGGGGCTATTGAGGATCCATCGGTTAAGTCATTGGTGATCATGGCCGACACACCCGGCGGAGCCGTAAACGGCACGCAGCGTGCGGCAGCGGCTGTGATGGCAGCTCGTGGAATCAAGCCGATCGCCACCTACGTCGAGGGAATGATGGCCAGTGCTGGTGTGTGGGTTGGCACGGCGGCTGATCTGATCATGATGGAGTCTGCCACCAGCCAAGCGGGTTCTATTGGCGTGGTTGCAACTCATGTAGATATCAGCAAGCAAGAAGAAGCGATGGGGATAAAGAGAACAGAAATTGTTGCAGGCACTTACAAGCGTGCGGCTAGCCAGCACTCTGCCTTGACAGAATTAGGAAGGCAGGTGCTTCAGGATGAAGTTGATTACCTCTATGGTCTTTTTGCCGGCGATGTGGCAGTGCAACGCGGCACAAGCATTGAACAAGTGCTTGCGAACATGGCCGATGGCCGGATGTTTATAGGACAACAGGCGATTGATGCCGGTTTGGTGGATGGCATTGCTACACTGGAGGAGACAATCTCCATCCTCAACGACCGAGCGGCATCGACCGGTCGCACGGTAACCACCATCACAGCTCCTGTTTCTATGGACTCTCCCCCCATGACTCCCACTGCAGAAGCAGCCGCGTGGGCTGCTGAGCACCCAGAAGCCGCTGCAATCCTGCGGGCCGAAGGTGCCTTGGCTGAATGTGAGCGTGTCGCCGAGGTTCGCTCGATGGCTTTCTTGCCTGGCCACGAAGCACTGATTGAAAAGCTTGTTGCCGACGGCAAAACCACAGGCCCCGAAGCCGCGGTGCTGGTAAATGCCGCCGAGCGGGAGCGTATTGCAAGTGCGGGCGGCCAACGCATGGCCGAGGCCCTGCCGCCCCAAGACTTTGCCGCCGCGCCGACCGACGGGGAATCAGCCTCCGTAAAACCTGACCCCGTGGATCTGATTGCGCAAGGCTCTGCCATCGCCAACCGCGCTCGCGATCTGATGTCCAAAGCAGAGGCCAACGGGCGAACGTTGACCTTGCCGACTGCCTGTGCGCAAGCAAAAGCCGAACTTACCCCCGCCTGAGGACATCATGAGCATTCGCAACACTGGCCTAGTTAGAACGTTTGCCGCAGGGGCAACGATCAACCCTGGTCGATTCGTCAAGTTTGGAACAGACGACCAAACCGTGTTTCAAGGCGCTGCCGGCACTGATCTGATCTTTGGGGTAAGTGACGCCCCGCCTATTAATGCTGTCGCCATAGGTGACCGAGTTGATGTGGTTTTGATCGGAATTCAACCGGTCATCTATGGCGGTACCGTAACTCGTGGCGAAAAGCTCATGAGTGACAGCAGTGGCCGGGCTATTACAGCTACTGCTTCCAATGGCGCCAATGTCAACACCGCCGGCATCGCCATGGTAAGTGGCGTCGTCGGTGATCTTGGCTCGATTCTCCTCTCTCCTGGCTCGTTCCAGGGCTGATTCTTTCTCAGGAATGAACCATGGCTAGCATGAGCTTCCCGTTTCCCATCGATCCGTTTCAGACGGGAATCACACTGGCATATTCCAATCGCCAGTACATTGCAGATTTTGTACTTCCTCGCGTGCCGGTTGGTGGCCGAGAATTTGAGTACAAGCAGATCGGCCGTGATCAAATGTTTACAGTTCCCTCGACATTGGTAGGCCGCAAAGGCCAACCCAATGAGGTGGAATTTGGTGGCACCGAAACTCCGGCCAGCGTACGGGATTACGGCCTCGATGATGTCGTGCCTAACGATGACATCAACGCTGCTTTGAACGTTCCTAGCTGGGATCCGATCGCTTTGGCCAACATGGGCCTTACCGAGCTGGTTGCCCTTGACCGCGAAAAGCGTACCGCTGATCTCGTGTTTGGTCTGAACACCTACCCATCAACGAACCGCACCACTCTGAGCGGCACCAGCCAATGGTCTGATTACACCAACTCGGACCCCTATCCTGCCATTCAAACTGCATTGGATGGAATGTTGATGCGGCCTAATATCGGCGTTATCGGTCGCTTGGGATGGTCAAGGTTTCGGGTTCACCCAAAGATCACCGCTGCCCTGGCGCCTTCTAGCAATGGCAACAGCGCAACGACTAACGCGGCTGGAGCCCCTGCCACTCTCCGGGCGGTGGCAGACCTGCTGGAGCTGGATCAGATTTACGTGGGCGAAGGTTGGGTCAACACTGCCAAGCCCGGCCAGCCTGCCACAATGACCCGCCTGTGGGGCAAGCACATGGCTTTCCTGCATCAAAACCCTGCGGCTAGCATTCGCGGCAACGCCATCACATTTGGCATGACCGCGGAGTACGGCACCCGGGTGGCACAGACCCAGCCAGCGCCTGAGATTGGCCTTCGTGGCGCCCAACGTTTGCGCGTTGGCGAAAGCGTCAATGAGATTATCATGGCCAGTGATCTTGGTTATTTCTTCCAAAACATTGTCGCCTGATCATGAACCACGACTACACAGTTCTGAGTTGCGTTGATCACAACGGAATTCGATATGAGCCGGGGCAAGGGATTACCCTGGCTGAAGATGCAGCCGCTGCATTGCTGGCAGTTTGCGTAATCGAAAAGGCAGAAGACCAAAAGTCTAAGCCTAAGCCAGGTCCCACCCATGCAGTTCGATGATGACCTACCATTTTTTCTAGTCGACTTCGGGACGCCCGTTGTCGCCAATGGTGTCAGCGGGCTTGGTGTATATGATGCGCCAGCCCGATACATCAGCGATGGCGAAATGTCCACTACTGGGCACATGGTACGGTGCTTGTCATCGCAATTTGGCACACTGTTGTATGGTCAACTTCTTACAGTAAACGGACAGACCTACGCTGTAAGGGACAACCTTCCTGTAGGGGACGGAAAGTTGTGTGTAATTCTTTTGAGCGAGGAAGCAGTGATCACAACATTCGGCGCCTTGCTCCTTGAAGACGGCGGCTACCTGCTGCTCGAAGATGGCGGCCGAATCCTGCTGGAGGCCTGATCATGCCAGACGATATCTCTATCAGCGGCTTACCAGTTGATACTAACATTTCTGGTTTCGAACTGGTTCCGATTGTAGATCTGACAGCAACACCAAAGAATCGTAATGCTACGATTCAAACCATCCTTGCTTTAGTCACAAAGACATCGCTTGGCCTTGGCAATGTAAACAATACAAGCGACCTGAACAAGCCGATCAGCACGGCGACTGCGGCTGCATTGAACGGCAAAGCCGCGGCCGGCCCGATCGGCGACAGTGGTCTGACGATGTCGCCTGGCCTTCTGGGCCGGGGGAGCGGCACTGGTCCGCCGCTGGTGCTCACCCTGGGCTCAGGGCTATCGATCGTCGACGGCGTACTCACCGTGACCGGTGGAGTAGGCGGCTATCCCTCGCTGGCGATGCCCACGGGGTTCTCCGTCGCTGGCAACGGAACGGCGTCGCTGACGGTCGCGTTCGCCGCCGGGTATTCGCTGCCAAGCCTCACCAGTCAGGCCGATTGGAACACCGCTTTTACCGAGCGGCGGTATTGGGATGGTGGCAGCACAGGGTTGAATCCAGCGACAGCGCGAGCCAGCCTGGAGCTGGGCACCGCTGCGCAGTCTTCGACCAGTGCATTTGCCCCGGCCACCGCCCCCGCGGCGGCGGTAACGGCTCACGAGATCGCGGCCGACCCTCACCCGCAATACCTGACGACCGCCGAGGGGAACGCGGTCTATGCCACCGCAGTCCAAGGAGCTTTGGCTGCGACGGCGGTACAGCCATCAGGCCTTGCAAGCTACGTCCAAACCAGTGACGCGAGGCTGAGCGACAGCAGGGAGTGGAGCGCTCCAACGGTCACCCAGGCAGATGCCGAGGCTGGCATCAGCACCGTCCGGCGCGCCTGGACCGTTCAGCGGGTCTGGCAGGCGGCTGAGGCTGGGTGGCAGTCGTCCTCCGGGGCAACGGGCAGGGCTGTTGCAGCCGCCGGCACCAAAGCCCAGGGCCGCACCGCGCTGGAGCTGGGATCGGCCGCGACGGCCGCTGCAGGCGACTTTGCCACGGCTGCGCAAGGTGCAAAAGCGGACACAGCCGTGCAACCTGCAGGCCTTACCAGCTATGTCCTAACCAGCGACACGCGACTAGGAGATGCCAGAGAATGGAGCGCGGCGACCGCGACGCAAGCGGAATCCGAGGCTGGCACCAGCACGGCCCGGCTCGCGTTCACTCCGCAGCGAGTGTTCCAGGCCATTGCAGCATGGTGGGCCGGCAGCGCCTTCGCCTCAAAGCTGGCCGGGATCGCCAGCGGCGCGACGGCGAACCAGACCGATGCGTTCCTGCTGAGCCGGGGTAACCACACCGGGACGCAGACGGCTGGGACTATCACCGGCCTGGCAGCGGTGGCGACAAGCGGAGCCTATGCCGACCTGTCTGGCCGCCTTGTGATCAGCAGCAACGCCCCGGCAGCATTGGGCGCCACGGCAGCGGCAGGCACCAGCGGTGATGCGGCCAGAGCTGATCACGTTCACCAGCGGGATACCGATATCTACAAGGTGCCAGTAGGCGACGAGTCCACCGCAGTTACTGCTGGGACCAACAAAATAAGATTCAGAGCGGATTTTACTGGAACACTCATTGCTGTTCGCGCAGGAGTAAATACAGCCCCGACCGGCTCAACGTTAATTGTGGACATTAACAAAAATGGCACTTCAATGCTTGGAGCAAAGCTCAGTATTGACCCCGCCGAAACGACTAGTGCAACTGCTGCCAGCGGTGCAACAATTACTACCAGCAGCATTATGGATGACGATGAAATCGGTATTGACATTGACCAGATCGGTAGCACCGTCGCCGGGGCTGGCCTCAAGGTCAGCCTGTACGTGCGGAGGGCCTGATCATGCCAAACCTTGTCTTGCTTGACACTGAAACCGGCCAAGTCCGCGCCTATCCCCGCCGCGACGAAGAGCCTGTTGAGGGGCTTGATCCTCGCTACGTGGTGCTGCGTGTCGTGCGGGAGCAGGCCCCGCAACACGATCCAGCAACGCACAGCCTCTCCGAAACCCGCACCGTCGACCGCGAGGCTGGGGAGTGGCGCTGGGGGTGGATCCTTGCAGCGCTGCCGCCGGTGCCACCCGCGCCGGACTGGCGAACGTTCAAGCGCACGCTCCTTGCCAACCCTGCGGTAAACGCCTTACTGGGCGGCAGCCTGAGCCAAGCGCCAGCAGCAGGCCTGAGCCTGCCCGCCACTCTGCTGGCAGCGGCGGACGGTGATGATGTTGACGATTTTCGCGGCGCATGGGTGGCACTGCGGCGGCATGGGCTGATCAGCCATGAGCTCCTCCAGCAGGTTCGTGCCTTGGCCATGGCCCTGCACCTGCCTGAGGCATTTATTGCAGCATTGGGAGGCTCCAGCCGGCCAGCCGCGACAGCAGTCGGGCAGGAATGGGTTGATGCTGCCGGGGATCTATGGATTGTCGTGCAGGCTCGTGGCGAAGATGGGCAGTTCCTGGCCGATGATCCAACGACGCCAGAGCGTGAATCATTGGCATGGGAGAAACAGGCATGAGTATTATATGGATTGATTCGGGAAGGTTTGTCGCGGCTAGCAGCTACGACACCGACGCGCAGGCTTATATCACGGCGGTTGAAACAGCCGATGGCCAACCATTGGAGACGGCGACCAAGAACGCCATCAATGAGTTCGTAGTTGGCTGCAAGACGGACGCCAATTGGAGCGCGATCAAGGCGTCGTGCATCTTGGCCGGTGCTCGCACGATAGCCGGTGCATTGACCCCGCTGGTCGGCCCTGCGCCAACAAACAATAACTTTGCAAGTGGGGACTACAACCGAAAAACCGGGCTGATCGGCAACGGAACATCAAAATCCCTTAATAGCAACAGGAATAACAACGCAGATCCACAAAACAGCAACCATAATGCGGTATGGGTGACAACCGCAGCAACTAGCACAGGCGTTTACATTGGGGTTGGTCCTGGCACCAACGAAAACGGCTGCAATAATTTTGGACCTGCCTATACCATTTTTGTATTCTCTAGAAACAGAAGTTCTGCTAACGGTGGCGGCGGCAGTCCGTCAAGTACAGGCTTTATTGGTACCAGCAGATCAACGTCTGCCAACTTTTCCTTTCGGTTAAATTCAGCTACGTCACAAGTTAATGTTGCATCTCAAACTGCGTTCGACGCCAATGTATTTGTCTTCTCAACGTCAGTTTCGGCTAATCGCACAAACGGCCGAATGTCATTCTATAGCATAGGTGAAGCACTTGACCTTGCTTTGCTTGAAGCCAGGCTTGCTACTCTTATGGCTTCGCTCTCAGCCGCAATACCGTAACCATGCCATCCAAAACCGAACAAATCCTAACCGCTGTAGAAGCCCTGATGGCTGGTATCAGTGAGATCAGCGTGGACAGCAATGGAAAGCGTAGAGTATATAGAAGCAGAAAGGAAGCACTTGACAAAAAAGAACTACCCGCGCTAGTTATCACACCCCTACCTGAATCTGCGGAACCATCCACAAGCTGTCAAGTTCTCTGTACGCTACCAGTAGCGTTTTCCATCTACGTTAATAGCGATGCAGCAAGCCGCGTAGCCGATCCGATCAGAGTAAAAATCCACAGCTTGCTCTTTTTTCCTAATCAACATCTTGGCGGTCTAACAATTAGAGTACGGCGACCCATTAAACAACCTTCTGCCGTATTCAACGATGACAAAGGCAACGATCACCCCGGCAGTGTAGACTTGTTTTATGAATTCCAGTTCACTACACTGGAGGGAGACCTAACCGCCTGACGATGCCACGCCCCACTTCGTCCTGTCCTGAGGCGCCTCCAGCACCTCCCACTCATGCCGGCCGGTACGTGCTCGATGGCGGCACCTACAATCGAACTGATGAGGATGCCGCTCCACCGGAGGCCGGTATCACCCCTGAGCCGTATTCCCTCCCCCTGGCGCTGCCACCTGCCGCTGCCAACACATCCCCCACCTCCGCCCCTCCCGCCTCTGAGGCCTGATCATGTTCTTTACAAATCCTGGCCTCCTCACCTACGCCCCAGAGACCGTGGAGGGGACTGCCCCGTCAAGCGGCTACATCCCACTTAGGATCCAGGTGGATCCCAGCTGGGAGCCGATGAATGGAGACAGCGTCGAGCGGGATCTTGTTCTGCCCTATCAATCGGGCAATGATCAGGCAAACATCCGCCTGCATCAAACGGTTACCTTCCGGGTCTACCTTGGCGCCTCTGGAACTGCTGGCACCGCACCGAATTTTGCTGGCTTGTTCCCCGCGACAAAGGTTGCCGAGACACTGGTAACAAGCACCAGCGCAACCTATACACCTGCAGTTAGCACCAGCAGCAGCATTACCCTCCGCTGGGTGATCATCGGCGCCAATGGCACCACCTCCCTGCTTCATCAGATGACCGGCTGCCGCGGCAGCTGGAAAATTGGAATGAATAACGATGATTTTGCGTATATTGAATTCACTTTCATGGGCCTATATTCTCAGCCCACCGATTCCGGTGCCCTCCCTACTGCAACCTTTACGAACCAAGCGCAGTGCTCACCGATCGGATCATCCACTCAATTCACCGTCAATTCTGTAGCAAATTGTCTGCAGGGCTTTGAGTTCGACAGCGGCAACGTTGTCGCTTTTAGCAGCCGCGCCGGTTGCACACCACGAATCTTGATCTCAGATTCTAAGCCTTCCGGATCTATTGTTTTCGAGCAGAGGACTATGGCCGTTCAACCTGTGGCAACATTGTCCACGTCGGGCCTCACGTACCCGATCAGCCTCACCCATGCCGCTGGCGGTGTGGGTAATACATTTGCATTCAATGTTGCCGCGGCCAGTTTTGGCCGTGCCAGCTACACCAGGGGAAACGACGGCTTGGTGCTGCGCAATATGCCGTTCAGCGCTACGGGCCCTATTGCCTGGTCACTGGTGCTAACCTGATACAACCATCACCCTGCCGCTGCCTCCTGTCATGGCCTCCCCGTTCTTCATTGACGACTCGGAGTACCTTTGGAAAATCAAGATCCTTGTTCCTGTTAATGGAGAGATCCAAGAACAGGAACAAGAGATTTATTACAGAAGGGTCGGCAACGCCAGGAAAAAAGAACTCCTGGCCTTGATCCTTGACAATGCCAAGAAGATTGAGTCTACTGGTGAAATCCCCGCCGATGCCATTTCAGACGAAGCCCTAGCCGATGAACTTCTCGCCGGCTGGCGAGGAATGAAGAACCGTGATGGCTCTGAGGTTGAATTCTCCCCGGAGACGAAAGCTCTCTTCCTGGATCGAGAGGGAGTCGCTAGTGCCATCGTCATGGGCTGGTATGAATCGATGGAAACCCGGAAGGTGGGAAACTCATCGGAGCCGCCGAGTTCCTCTGGGAGTTAGCGCAGGCACCGAAGGTAGAGCAGCAGCAAGCAGAATTAGAGCAAGCTGCTGCGCTACTAAATATCACAAACCTACCAGAACCACCACCACCCAAAGCTAAGCGGTTTGGTTTGTATCCAGAAACAAAAGAGGTGGTAGATATGTTTTACCGGTTGCGGAAGAACTGGCGGTACGGCTCGAATGGCCCCCTTGGCCTTGACCTAAACCTGGCCATTCAATACTGCAGAGTCTATAACGTGCAAGATCAAGCTGAGATGATCGACGGCCTTGATATCATGGAGACAGCTTGGCTTGCCTGCTTCTACGGGGATAACTGATGGCTACCACGTTTGATGCCATCCTGAGAATCGGTGCCCGAGTCGAGGGGGCAGCTGACGTGCGGGCGTTGTCTGCTGCGATGCGGCAGGTAGCAGACGAGACGCGGCAGGTAGCAGCGCTGGAGCGCGCCCAGCTGGCCCTATCGCGGACGTTGATCGAGAACCAGCAGACAGCGGCCAGGACGGAGAAGGAGAGGGCGGCATTTGCCTCGCAGCGTGCTCAGATCAGCCTCAGGGCTGCTGAGACTGAGTATGCGGCGACGATCAAGCAACTGGCGGCACAGAAGGAGCTGGCGGCGGCGCAGGTGAAGATCGCGGCGGATCGCGTGAGGGCTGCTGATGCGGCAATGAAGCAGGCGTTGGTGGTGACCAATGCAATGCGATCGGAGAAAGTTGCAGCAGAGCAAGGATTACAGATTGAAATCCAGAAGGCAAGGGCCCAGTATCAATCTATTGGTAACCTAAAGCAAATTGCGGGACTGGAAAGGCAGGCGACTGTTGCGGCATTGGATGGAGTAGAAGCAGCGAATAGGCGTGCGCAGGCCACGCGGCTAGCAGGGGAAGCAATGGCATCACTAAGGAATATAGCAATTGGCGTAGTTACTACTTTGGGAGTAGGCTTCACTGGGCTAACGATAGCAAGCAAAAACATAATCGACATGGCCGATAGCTTGGACGAGCTGGCGCAACGTTCAGGATCAAGCGTAGATACGTTGTCGCAGCTTGGCATGGCTGCGCAGATGTCAGGCAGCAGTGTAGAAGAAGCATCTAGGGGTGTTACAAAGCTAGCAAAAAATATGGCTGAGATTGCAGCAGGTGGAGGCGATGCAGCAAAAGCAGCACTTGACGCGCTTGGTGTCAGTGCTTTTGACACAGCTGGAAAGCTGAGAATTCCGAGTGATGTAATGCTGGATATTGCCGATGGATTGCAAAGAGTTGAAGATCCAGCATTAAGGGTTAAATTAACAATGGACCTCCTTGGAAAAGGATCGGCAAGTTTAGTGCCAGCGCTAAGCCAGGGAAGCGAAGCAATACAAAAACTTAACACCGGCGTATCTGGTGACTTCGCAAGAAAGGCAGGGGCCTATAATGACCAGTTAGATGTATTGAGAGCAACGGCGATACGGCTTGGAGCCAGTGTGCTGGATGCGCTATTGCCAGCCTTGGTACGCGGGGCAACTTATACCAAGGTGATGATTGACCAAGCAAGCGGATGGGTAACAACAAACAAAAGCGCAATTGTTGACATGATATCCGGCATCACTGGAGCTATAAAAACCCTGATCCCAATTGCTGGTGCACTTGCTACTTACGCCACTGTGCAATGGTTTGCATCTCTGGCAAAACTAGCGACTGGCTTTAATTTGGTTAGAACAGCCGCGCAACTTGCGACGTTAGCGCAGGCTGCATTTATGAGTATCACCCCTGCTGGGGCAACGGCAATGCTGGCCGGAATTGTAGCGGCATCATTTGCCTACAGAAAACTGAAGGACGATATGGATGCGCTTGACAAGAAAGCGCAGGAGACAAGCAAAACCGGCGAAGGTTTTGGCGCTGCATTGAAAGCAGCTGGGATAGAAGCGGATGAAATCCTTGCATCATTGCAAGGGCAAGGGCAAGCATTGAACGGCACAAAAACAGCAGCCGAACAACTAGCCGCCACCAAAGAACGCCAAGCAGCAATAGAAAAAGAGATCACAAATAGGATGAATCTGCAATATGATCAAGTAGTAAGGATCAACGAAGCAGCAACAGCAAGAATAAATGAACGGCGTGACGCTGCGCAGAATATCTTAAATGTAGAGCAAGCGCAGATTGGCGTAGCGCGAGCAATTTTAGAGCAAAAGCAATCGCTTGCGCAGACAGAAGCAGAGCGAAAAGAAATCACCCAGCAGATTGCGGACCTAGAATATAAGTCTGCGCAAGTAAACTATAACGCCATTATTGCTCAAATCAATGCAGAAAAGGGGCTAGAGCAGATCAGGGTAATCAATGCTGAGAACGAATACCGCCGCGCGACAGAAGCGTATAATATTGCCCAACAATATGGTAAGATCACGGCTGATCTTACGATGGCCAGAGAGCAAGCAAGAAGCAAGCTGATCACAACAGCTGTAGAGAATCGAGCCTTCGATGCAAGTGTGAACGCTAGAACGCAGGTTGCTAACTTGAACCTGCAGGCCAGTGGCATCAATGCTGGCTACGATCCAGGAACTGCTGCCGAGATGGCTGGCGGCGGCACGACAAATCAAGCATCAGGCGGAAAGGTCACTGTAAAGCAGAATGCGGACGGATCGTTCAACATATCAAATCAAGTTTTTGGTTTTGCAGCCGGCGCCCACGTACGAGGCCCCACGCTGGCATGGGTTGGAGAAGGCGGCGAAGGCGAGAGCATCGTGCCGGATTCCAAGCGGATGGGGTTTGCACGGAATGTGCTGGCAGGTGTGACGGGAGCAGCGGCAATTCCTAAGTTTGCTACGGGGGGGTATGTCACCGGGGGAGATTGGATTACAAGCCCAGGCCGGAGCCCACGAAAATTACAGGCAAGTGCAAGGCAGCGAGGAAAAATCAGCATTGTACCCGGCACAAGAATAGGCGGCAAGTCTCCCGCTGATTATTTTAACTCTAGCAATCAATGGGGACAAGATACTGAAGATAGTAGATACGAACTGGTGGACAATTATTGGGTATTAAAAGATGTATACAATGATTATGAGCTAGTGGACAATTTATGGGTATTAAAGAGTGAACAAACAAGAGAGCAAAACAGAATTCTAAGGGAAAAAAATAAAACTCAACCAGCCTATGGCCCCACCACATGGGCACAGTCAGGCCGATCCATTGGAGTCGCTGGCAGTGGTCGAGGAGGTGGAGGCGGCGGCTTCCTTGTCGGTGGCACCGAATTCAACGGCACAATATCAATCCAACCCAAAATGACTTCCATGCCTGATGGGCAACTATGGGCCCCTAAGAGTGAGATAGAAAGAATGGCTTATGAAGTAGCCAAACAGGCAATAAGCAAAAACAACGCCGAGCAACGCCAACCCTCCGCAAAGCGCCGTAGAGGAAGATGACAACACATACTCCCATTTTCCTACGTGTCTACGAACCCGGCGGTTCTACTGCCTACAGTGTGCAAAACTTTTATCATTCAACTATCACGCAAGATGGCATCACCTACCAGTTTCTTGATTTTGGTGTTGATAAGTTTGCCTCTGCAGTGACTGCCGATGCAAATGAAATCACCCTCACGCTACCGGCATTGACTGGCGCGAGGGAAATGGTAGGCACTGGCACCGGCTTCTACCTGGCGGCCATCACCGCCTATCAGTTCACCGCAGCAGTCGCCCCGGAGGCGCCCCCCTCGGACCAGGCGATCCTCGCGCAGTTCGTTGGCCGGCTGATCTCCTGGAGCATCCAGGGCGTCTCCACCTTGAGCGTGGTGGTTGGTTCGCCGCTGTCACCGGTGGCGGCTCAGTTCCCTGCCCGCCGGTACGATTCCACTATGGCAGGGATCCCCTGTAGGCTCTGATGCTGCTGATCCCTGCCGCTGCTGCACCCCTCCAGGCCGCTGATCGGCGCCTGCTGGTCGCGTCTGACAGCCAGACCGGCGGGAACGATCTGAACGTAGCTCAGGCCAGCATTGAGCTGGGATGGTCTGTGCCGGTGGTGTTTGGAAAGCGCGAGGACGGCGCAGGCGGCGTGTGGATGAGCCCCCTTGCGTCAGAGTGCAGATT